TTTCTGGATTTAGGACTTCAAATTGGAACGGTGATTTCTTTAGTCCAGGATTTATATTTGATAACGTAGAAGTTTCTGATTGGAAATCTTATCAAATCTATAACCCCGGAGTAGTTGTAAGATATAACGGAGCCTATTACGAATCATCAGAAAAGATCAACGGAGATAAGAACTTTGAATTTAACAAGTGGGTTAAACTTTCAGAGAAACCAATTCCTAGTTTGCTTCCTAACTTTGATTATAAAATTAGTCAATTCGAAGACTTCTATAGTTTAGATATTGATAACTTCGATTCGTCTCAACAACAGTTATCTCAACAGTTGTTAGGATATAATCAAAGACCTTATCTTACAAATATTTTTACAAACCCGACTACACAATATAAATTTTATCAAGGATTTATTCGAGACAAGGGAACAAAGAATGCACTTGACAAAATTGTAAAAGTTGGAGCATTTGCTAGAAACGGAGATATCTCTTTTAACGAAGAGTGGGCATTCCGTGTTGGATACTTTGGTGGATTTGAAACCTATAAAGAAATTGAATTTACATTAGATGAAGGAACTTCTTTAGAAAATCCGTATCTTGTTAAATTGGTCAATACAATAGAGTCTAATCCTAACAGTTTAATTAATTATATTCCCTCGTCGGATATGTTAATTAAGCCGTCTGACTACACTCCGGCAACTACTTTTAGCACATATGACAGTGCGGGTTATGATGATACTAATTTTGAGTTATCGACCGCAGGATATGTTAGCATCGACGATGTCACTGCCACTGCCTACAATAAAAATAGTTTGCTAGATATTGCTAATAATTCTGATATCAAAGAAGGCAATACTATTTGGTTAGGATTCTTAGAAAACGGAGGATGGGCCGTTTATAGGTATGCAAGACAGCCTGCAAAAGTTTCAGGTGTATTTGTTAACGAACCTACAGAAAGTATTACCTTTGTAACGGACATTCATCATAATTTAGCAGTTGGCGATATTATTTCTGTAGTTGCATTTAATGATCAAGTAAACGGAGTCTATATTGTAAAAGATATACCTGAATTGAATCAAGTAACAGTTGCAAGTGAGTTATCTACTATTGTAAATGAAGAACTCCTAGCGTTTGGTGCATTGTTTAAATTTGACAATGCAAGGTACACTGGATTTAAACAGTTATCTGAAGTTAAAAATTTATTAAATCTTTCTCCAGGCGACAAACTATGGATAGATAGTGCCAGCAATGAGAAGTGGGCCGTATACGAAAAGACCATTAACTACAACACAGGAATTGCCGCCGATACTTATGCTTCACCGTTTGGTCAAGAATTAGGCCATACCGTATTTGCTAGTGACGACAACAATGTGATAATGGTATCTGCCCCGTCATGGGAGTCTGCTCAGTCAGGTAGTGTGGGCAGAATATGGGTCTATGACACTAGTTTTGGATTATTTGAAAAAAAATACGAATATATTTTAAACAGCAATAATCTTGTTTATGCTGAGCCAAATACTAGTACTGAGTTTGGATATTCTTTAACATATGACAACAACAAAGGTTTATACTTTGCAGGAGCTCCTGCAGCATCCGATGTTCGAGTAAGTGCTGTTGGCACGGTTGTATTCAGTACAGGTTCTGGCACCGCTCGAAGTTTTGACAATGAAGGGCTAGTTAAAATCAGTTCAAGAGCATCATTCTTTGGTGAAGAAAAAACTGAGAGAGTATTAGCAAGACCTAATAACGATTCTACCCCAGCGGCTCATGCTAGATTTGGTCATAGCGTATATATTAACCAAGTTGCTGAATCGTCTTCTACTACATTATTAGTTGGCGCACCCGGCGACGGTAATTTACACAATAGCGTTGGTCGTGTTTATGCTTACTCCTTAACTGCAACATCTGTTTCAGTTAATCTTACAGCACACCCTGCAGGTTTTGAAGTGTTGCCTACTGTGTCGTCGAGTAAAATGCAATGGGGACATAAAATTGCAGGTGATGCAGCAGGAAATTTTGTAGCAATTAGTGCTCCTGGGTACGTAGGTGCCGGATTAGGCATGATACAAATCTTTGATAATGATTTAGAAGTTAAGCAGACAATTCAATCTCCGTTTGATAATACTGTAGTGTTTGGTGATGATCTATTTGTTTCTTCTAGCGGAAAGTTTTTAGTAGTATCTTCGAAAGACATAAAATCAGTTGGCGAAGGATATGGAAAAGTTGCAGTCTATACAGCAACTAACCTAACATCCTCTGGCACATATGTCCTGCATCAGATCATTGATAATCCTGTAGTAACAAACGATTTAAGATTTGGTCATAGTATTTCTATGAGTAAAGACGAAACAGTTTTGGTAATCAGTTCTCTAGGAAAAAATAGATCACAGTATTATGAATTTGATGAAACAGGTAGATCTGGAATTACTACCTTTGATCAAAACACAACAAGATTTATAGCACCTATTGCAGATTCTGGCGCTGCATATGTTTACAATAATCTGGGTGATTATTTTGTTCCTGCTGAAGAGCTAAACGATGCAGCAATTATTGAAGGCAGCAGATACGGTTATTCAGTTGCGGCAACTAATAAATTTGTTTTAGTAGGTGCTCCGTGGTATGCTGTTACATCTGAATCCGATGATTCTACATTTTTTAAATTTGATAAGATTGACGAAACAACTAACAGCTTCAAACTATTACAGTCTCAGCCTGAACTAGTTGATGTAAACAAAGTTAAGAGAATTGCATTAATCAATTCAGTCAATGAAGAAATTGTTGAATACCTTGATGTGTATGATCCTCTAAAAGGTCGCATTCCTGGTCTTGCTAGTCAAGAATTAAAATATAGAGTTGCAGCCGATCCTGCAATTTATACAATTGGTACAGCAGGAACAGTTGTTGATACAGAAACAAGTTGGATCGACGAGCATGTTGGAGAACTATGGTGGGATCTCAGCACGTTAAAGTACACATGGTACGAGCAAGGTAATGAGATTTTCAGAAAAAACAATTGGGGCAAATTGTTCCCCGGATCAACTGTTGATGTCTACGAGTGGGTCAAGAGTGATCTTCTACCTAGCGAGTGGGCTGCTCAAGCCGACACTAACGAAGGGTTAACATTAGGTATTAGTGGACAACCAAAATATCCTGATAACAGTATTATTTCTGTCAAGCAGTTGTTTAATAATGTTACTAACTCTTTTGAAAATGTTTATTATTACTGGGTTAAGAACAAGGTTACAGTACCCGACATTATGAACAGGAGAATTAGTTCGTTCCAGGTTGCAAGTTTAATTACGGATCCTGCTGCAAACGGATTAAGATTTGCAGAGATTGTTTCACCAGATGCAATGGCATTGGCTAACGTACAACCGTTGTTAGTGGGCAATAAGATAAATGCAAATATTGCAATTGATTCTATTAACAATAAGATCCCTCGTCACACTGAATGGGTATTGCTCGAAGAAGGTAGTGCATCTAGTATGCCTACAACTATGTTGAATAAGAAATTATTTGACAGTTTATTAGGACATGATGTCAATGGCACATTGGTTCCAGATCCTTCTTTATCATACAGGAGTAAGTATGGTATTGGTATTAGACCTCAACAAACTCTATTCAAAGATAGATTAGAAGCATTAAGAAACATTGTAGAATTTTCCAATTCTGTATTAATTAAAAATAGAATTACAGGAAGTTATAATTTTGAAAATTTAAACAGTAAAGAAGAGATACCTGATCAATTTTCTAAGCAGTATGACCTAGTTGTCGAAGATTTGTTTGAATTAGATCAAGTTGAAACTACTAATTTTTCAAAAGCACAAGTAGAATGTTTAACATTTAACGGTCGTATAATCAGTGCAACTATTGTTGATCCAGGATACGGTTATAGTTTGCCGCCTGAAATTACAATTTTATCCGAAACTGGAAGCGGAGCAATACTAACAGCTTCTATTAATAGTAGCGGCGAATTAATTTCTATTGAAATTGAAAATGCAGGAAATAATTATACTGAATTAGAACCAGCAGCAATAGTTAGACCACATACTGTTATTGTTGCAGTTAATGAAGAGTTTGGAAATCGCTGGACTAAGCATGAATTTGATTATACATTTAGACAATGGATCAGGGTTAAAACTCAATCGTATAATACACCATTATACTGGAAATATGTTGATTGGGTTAGCGACTCCTACAACGGCTACAAGGATTACAAATATGTAATTTCTGATTCTGGAGAACTTTCTAAAATTGTAGATACGGTTCCGGGAGATTATGTTAAAATTAACAACATAGGTGACGGAAGATATCTGATATTGGAAAAAATTAAACAAGGTGATATTGGAAATTTCTCAACACAATATAACATTGTTTATAGCCAACATGGTACAATACAAATTTTAGATGACATATGGAATTATTTAGAAGGCAATTATGCTTATGATAGTTCTACGTTAGACGAAACTTTATACGATCAAATTCCAGATGTTGAATTGTTTAAAATACTAACTGCTCTTAAGGATGATTTATTTGTTAAAGATTTAAAAATTAATTGGAACTTATTATTCTTCAAAGCAGTCAAGTATGCACTAACTGAACAGAAGTTGTTAGATTGGGCATTTAAAACATCATTTATCACTGTTAACAATAAGATTGGTGAGTTAGATCAGCGATCAGTTTACAGATTGGATAATGAGTCTTATTTTGAAGAATACATTAAAGAAATCAAACCATATAGAACTAAAATTAGATCTTATACATCTGACTACTCGGTCACGGATACATTTGGAGTAGAAGGAGCACCAGTTACTGATTTTGATTTACCATCGTATTTTAATTCATCAACTAATGCAATTGAGCAAGTAGGCCTTGATAACCCGTTAATTACAGAAACACCGTGGAAGTGGTGGGCTGAGAATTACAAGTATTATGTGAGCAGTATTGAAGTAGCAGATCATGGTGAGGGATATACACAGCAACCTACTATTGAAATTGTTACAGCACCAGGTGATTCTGGTTCTGGCGCATCTGCGGTGGCGTATATTAAAGATGGTAAGTTATATAAAATATTGGTAACTTCTCCGGGTAGCGGATATGTCACAGCGCCTATTTTAAACGTCATAGGTGGTGGTACAACAGTTACTAGAAAGGCAACTGCTTCTGTCATCATAGATAATGATTATATTAGAAAAAATAAAGTCAGTATCAAATTTGATAGAGTTGGCGTACAGAACGAAATTGGTAACAATCGAGTTACTGAAAGTTTCACTTGTTCGGGTGTAGATAATAAATTTGCACTAGGTTGGTTAGCTGAGCCTGCAAAGTCGCATATTGTTCCTTTGTTAGATGGAAAATTAGTATTGTCAGCAGACTATACAATTGAATATTTTACAGAAACAGTTGACAACTATACTAAGAAACATTGCAGATTTGTATTTTTAAATTATGTACCATTAATTGGACAAGTATTTAAAATTACCTATAACAAAAACATTGATCTATATTCAGCAGTTGATAGAATTAATGAATATTACGAGCCAACTGATTCTATGGTCGGCAAAGAACTACCGTTACTGATGTCAGGTGCAGAGCAAGGCGGAACTCAAATACAAGGTTTATCTTTTGGATATTCTCCACCGTGGGGTCAAGGTTTCTTTGATAATGACTCTGCCTGGTCAGACTTGGTGGCCTATTATGCATCTGCCAAATTGATCGCTGATGTTGATTATGCAACATCTACATTAGAGTTAGATTCTACTGAAGGTATTTCTGTAGGACAGCGAGCAAATATTGTAAACACATCTACAAAATATATTAGAGAAGGTACAATAGTAACAGCAGTTAATACGTCATTGAATACAGTTGTGTTATCTGATAAAAATTATACAATTGATAAAGTATTTGCGTCATCGTCGACTAATGCTTATCCTGTTGTATTCTATACTGTAGAACATCTCAATTATCTGCAAGAAAACGATAAAATTGTAGTCACTTTAGATGGCGGGGCAGTTAGTGGTTATGATGGAGATTATATTGTAACCGGTGTAGGTACTGACAGATTTGAAGCGGTTGCTGTTACCTCTTCTGTATTATCAACTACTACTGTGAGAACTGTACCACTAGGCTCATCTATATATGTTCCGGCAGTACTAGCAGATATTAATGCACTCACTGATTATAAATTGTATCAGTTTGAAGACGATATTACAAATACAAGCACCGTCTACTATGACACTCAAGTACCAGTTGATCGAGTTTCTTCAATCGAAGTTAAGGTAGGAATGACTGTACTATCTGACTCTCCTGGCCCAGTTGAATATTATGTAACAACGTCTACAAATAATGGTACATTTGCATTTACAGTTTATAATCTAGGCGTAATTTCAAATAATCACTTTGACGTTACAGTTTACGGATATCCAACAGTTGAATTCTGGAAAGACAATTTCAATGCTGGCGGCGTAGATACTGATCTAATTGGAGGCTCGTGGAATGGTGCTGGAAACTTTGTAGGAGCACTGGGAGTTAATCCTGCAGATCTTGTGGTACATGCCGGTTCTTTAATTGAACCTAACTTTGGCTATGCTCCGGAAGAACATGTAAAAGGACATGTTCTTGAGAACATTAACATTAATGTCTACACACAAGATAACCAAACTTCACCATTGGTAGTCACCGGAGTAGTTCCAGTTGAAGCATTTCAGACTACAATTGCAAAACTTGGATTGCCAGTTGATGAGTCGGTCGGTGTAATGGTTAACTTTAAGAACAAAATACTTGATAGATTGTCTACGCCACCCGATACTGAAGATACAGGTCCTTATTTTAGTGTAGCCGAAGCGTTGCCTAAAGGACCAGTTGGTCCACCGATTGCATCAAGTGCAGGCGACGACTTCTACACAGGACCCTATACTATTCCGTTTAATTGGAATATGTTTGGTACAGTATTCACTGAAGTTTTTGTTAGTACTAACGGGTTCTTAACGTTCGGTGGTCCTGGAAATAATTTCCCCGCACCGTGGCGCTTAACAGATGTTGACAATATCGCTTATCCCTCTATTCTAATCGAGTATTGCGACCTTTGGCAAGATTTTGGTAGTAGTGGTCAGGGTTTGATTACAGGAGAAATTCCAGGACTGTATATCAGCAACGGCACAATTGCAAATTTCAATTACTGGAGATTGCGTTTCCAAGGAAGCCATTATTCACAGAGAGATGTCCTACCTCAAATGCCAGCATACCAATATGAGGTAACATTGTATAGCGATGGTGTAAATCAGTATGTCGAAATGATATATGAAAATACATGGAGAAGTTATAATGTTGGTCTTGAACCACCTAGTGCGTTAGGATTCTTTACAGGTATTGCTACTGCTAATCTTAATGAATTTGTTCAGATACCCTACACTAGTATTCAAAATAATACTAGTCATGTATTCTACAGTACACAGGCCGGCGGCGAATGGAAGTATGCAGGTCAAGGTAGTTTTGATCCTTATAAAGATCCTTACAACTTTACATCAGCTGACCAATATTACATAAAAGGCGATTCTATTTTTATTGCCCCACAACCTGAATCAGGCCGTGCCGGATATACCTTGATGACTATGGGAGGAGAGAATGTTATTGATTCTAACTCCGTACTTGTCGATGATCCTAGCGTTACATCTATAGTAATTGACAGTATTGCAAATATTAACGATGTAAGAAGTGTATATGTAACAGCTGACGGAATAGAATTAACTGAAGTGGTATCTACATCTTCATATGGCTATATGGTAACTCCATTGGGAATTAATAACAATAGAGCTGCAATAACCGTTTATAATATTCCTACCACTCCTACTACAATTCAAGCGTGGTTCTTAAAATCTAATCATGCAGAGTTTAACGGTATGTGGGAACAAACATTTGTAGTTGAAACAACTGCAACAACGTTTGAATTAAGTCGTCCTCTTCCGAATATTGAACCAGTTAGTGCTCAAATATTTGTCGAAGTAGAAACAGTTTCATCTGGAGTTCAAGGTAGAAAGCGATTGATGCCACCCGATGTTACCTATTACAAAATAAAGAACGGTCAAACCGTATTTGAAATTGATGCAAAATCTAGACCAGTTGACACATTCTCGTTATCAAATGTTAGAGTATACGGCAACGGTGCGCTGTTAAGACCAGGTTTTGATTACATTTTAACTGGAGGTACAGGTACTATTACATTGTCTACTGGACTATTACCAAACGGTAGTGTAATTGCTATAGAAATTATGATTGACTATGACTATGTTGTTGTAGGAAACACAGTGATTTTAACAGAAGGTATCTTTGACACTACATTAAAAGTTACAACATTTACTGATCATACAGGAATGATGATCCGCACTGAGCAATTTGATGGAAACGTGACTCGTAGATTTGTATTGAGCTTACCGGCAGTGTCAACTGAGTACATTTGGGTATATGTGGATGGTGGTCCATTAATAGCTGGCTATGATTATGAATTACTTGATGATATGAGAACAGTGCAGTTCAGTGAATGGGCAGGAATTACACCAGCTTCTAAGGTTGCAATTTCAGTAGTAAATTCACCATTCCGTAGTAACATGATTGTAGGATATAACATATCTAACGATATTTTTGGAAGAGTCGGATATAATCGAATTACTGATTTCTACAGTACACGATTGACTAAAGAGTTAAATCTAACTGATACAGAGATTTATGTCGAAGATGCTACAAGAATAATTCCACCTAATCCTAGTAAAAATCTTCCTGGCGTATTATTTGTTGATAGTGAAAGAATTGAATTTTTCTCAAGAACAAATAACGTATTAGGTGACCTACGTAGAAGTACTATGGGAACTGCTCCAGCAAGCTATTCTGAAATAGGAACTAAGTTGTTTGATAGAACTCCTCAACAGCGAATTCCTTATGCTGATGTTATTAAACTACAGAAACATATTACTAGTTCTACTACAAATGAATTTGTATTGAACACAGTATCTGCAGGTAATAACACATATACTGTTAAAATTAGCACCAGTTCTTATGTAATTAATACTGGCACGCTATTTGAATCTACAGGAACAGGAATGACATTGGCTGCTATAGATGGTCTAAGCAATCAACTTACAGTTAAATATGGTGGAAGAGTCCTACGTAAAAATACTAGTACTGTACATAATCCTGATATTTCCTATGATTCAACAGCTGAAAGTGTATACACAATTCCGCCTGAATTTACAGTAGTATACAATTCAGGTACAGGAGATTATGAAGTAAATATTACAGTTGACGATTTTAAATTAGGAACACGAATTGATATTGAACAGAAAACTGGATCAATGTGGCATGCTCCTGGAGATTCTATCTTGGTATCTAACAGTATTCAGGCAGAATTTTTAAGAGCTAAAACTACTAATTTACCAGATTCTTATTACTACGGTGGCAACCCAGTTCTTACTGATGACACTAATTTTGAACTAACTGACGAAGACAACAACCCATTAGAGGGATATTAAACATGCCAAAAATTACTCGACTACCTTTTATTACTTCAGGAACCACTGCTACTAGTTTTTTAGTAGTAGATGCGTTAGCAACACGCCGCTTATTATACTCGGACTTTGTCGACAGGGTAGTTAGTGAAATTGGTGCAGAAGAATTTACAGGACCAACTGGCCCACGAGGTCCGGATGGTCCGTCAGGCCCGGCTGGGGTTAGTTCTGTCCCTGGACCTACAGGACCAACTGGACCGTCTTCGTTGCCAGTAGGTGGTGCTACTGGTCAGGTATTATCTAAACTGTCGGGTACAAATTACGACGTAGGATGGGCTGATGCATCAGGCGGCGGTGGCGAAGTAGGATTATCATCGAGAGAAAATACTAGTGTTGTTGCATCAACCGTAGCCGCAGGTAATTCACTTGAAGTGACAGCAAGCGGATTTAAAACTTATGTTCTATCTAAAGTTACTACAAGTTCTCCAGCTTGGGTTAGAATTTATTCAGATGCTACTAGCAGAACAAATGATGCAGCTAGAACAGAAGGTACTGATCCTTTACCTGGTAGTGGTGTTATTGCAGAAGTTATTACTACTCCGGGATCTTTAACTCAACTAATCACTCCTGGAGTTATTGGATTTAACAACAATTCTACTCCTGCTAATTTAATTTATATGGCGGTAAAAAATACTGATACTGTTTCTAGAGATATTACAGTAACTTTATCTATTTTACAGTTGGAGGCATAATATGAGAAAAAAAGAGTATGTAGTAACTCTAAAAAATAAAGACGATCTGCCAGGATTCTATAATGATATGGAAACGGTTGGGGGATCTCTTTCTATCCCAAATAGAGCAGTACCTGTTAAAAATCGCAGACCTATCAGCAGGAATACAACATATCTCTTAACAGAATTTGAAGCAAAAAAAATTAGCAAAGATCCGAGGGTGTTGTCTGTTGAATTGACATTTGAAGAACAAGGAATAAAAATTAAACCTAGTCGTTCTGAAACAAGTACACTATGGAACAAATCTAATACAATTAGTACAGGTCATAGAAATTGGGGATTATTGAGGTGTGTAGAAGGCGCAACTCGATCAAATTGGGGCAGCAACGGTACAACTAACGTTAATGGCACTATTACCCTTACATCAACTGGAAAACACGTTGATGCAGTGATAGTAGATGGACATTTTGACCCCGATCATGCAGAATTTGCAGTAAACGCCGACGGAACTGGCGGCTCCCGAGTAGTGCAGTTTAATTGGTTGTCTTTAAATCCTCAAGTAATAGGAGAACCAGCAGGAACTTATGTTTACGCACCTTATGTTGGTGATACTGCTCTTACTAATAATAATAATCACGGAATGGCTGTTGCGGGAGTATTTGCTGGAAATACTAGAGGTTGGGCGTCGGATGCTAATATTTACAATATAAGTCCGTATGCTAGTAACCCCAATACTGATGTGCCGTTTAATCTTTTTGATTACATACGAGCATGGCACAATTCAAAACCTATTAATCCTGCTACCGGCAGACGAAATCCCACTATCACTAATCATAGTTACGGAGCTGATGCTGATTTACCAGTAACATCTATATCACAGGTTCGATTTAGGGGCGTTGTTAATAATGGTCCCTTTACACTTAGCCAATTGTCTGCATTTGGAATTGTTACCTATGATTCTGGAGGTGGAGTATATGCTGCAACATTTCCTTTGCGATCAAGTGCGTTTGATGCAGATATAGTAGATGCAATAGATGACGGTATTATTATTGTATCTGCATCTGGTAATAGTGCTACCAAAATAGATAATTTTAGCAGTAATCTAAGTGCTGATTATAATAATTATATTGTGAGCGATGGTTTTCTATATTACTATAACAGAGGTCCTTTATTTGCAACACCAGGTTCTATACAAGTAGGAGCTATTGCTGCAACTGTAAGTGAAACAAAAGCTACATACAGTAATTGTGGTCCTAGGATAGATCTTTATGCTCCGGGATCTCTTATAATGACAACAATTAATTCTGGAGGATTTGTTAGTGATGCTAGAGATCCTATAGATAGATGGACTAAAGTAAACGGCACTAGTTTTTCGTCACCACAAGTTGCAGGAGCATTAGCTTGCCTTGCTGAACAGTGGCCCACAATGACTCAGTCACAGGCATTGAGATATATTACAGAAAATGCCACAGTTGATCAAATAGCAGATACTGAGGGCGGCCCCGGTGACGATCTTAGTTTACAAGGTTCGGAAAATCGCTATCTTTACTATGTTAAAGAACGGCAGGAGCAAGGACAAATTACTCCTAGGTCAAATCAAGGATTTCGTCCTACAAGTGGAATGACTTGGCCTCGTCCTCGAATTTACCGATACGGAAGATAAACTGCTAATAGTTTAAGTAGATAAATATCATTATGGATGACAAAAACATGAACAGCTTTGCAAACGATGCCGGTGCGATTAGCATACAAGGGCATATTAAAATTTACGACCCTATCTCTAAAGAAGTCTATATAGATAAAAGAAATGCTATTCACTACGAGAATTTTTCAATTGCTCTTGCACAGAGCATTGCTAATCAAGGTGAAGGTATGATTGCAGAAATGGTATTTGGCAACGGCGGAACCAGAGTTTCTAATGGTATTATTACATATTTAACACCTAACTCAGTCGGTAGAAATGCCACATTGTATAATCAAACATATTACAAAACTGTTGATGCTAAAAATGCAGCGTCGTTGGATCCTGCAAGAAATTTTATGGAAACACGTCACATTGAAGGAACAGTTTATACTGATATTTTAGTCACATGTTTGCTAGATTTTGGAGAGCCTAGTGGACAACTCGCGTTTGATAATGAAACAAATACAGATAACGCAGCCTTTGTGTTTGACGAACTGGGACTAAAAGCATATAATCCAGTTGGCCCTAATACTGGCGATTTATTAACTCACGTAATTTTTCACCCAGTCCAGAAGTCATTGAACAGATTGATTCAAATTGACTACACTGTGAGAATACAGAGTCTGAGCACTGGAGTATAACAAATGTCAACATCATATGTATATACATTAACATTTTCCGATCCTACAAACACTGATGTTATTGAAATTTTAGGAACTACTGTAGGCTCGGGTAAAAATAATTATAGTACCAGCCTTGACTTAGTAGGGTCTGGATATGTTAATTACGGCAAAGACATTGCACAAAATTTCGTAAAAGTTCTTGAGAATTTTGCAGGACCTAATCCTCCAGTTAATGCAATTAAAGGTCAAATTTGGTATGATACCAGTAACCCTGCTCGAAGTGTTCTAAGGGTCAACAACGGAAAAGTTACTAGCAATCGTTGGCCTGCTGCAAGTGGAATTTATCAACAAACAAATGATCCAACGGTGAGCTATAGTCAGAGCGTTACTATAGGTGATATCTGGGTAGACACTAACAGTAATCAACTTAAAATATGGTCACTAGACGGATGGACTACAGTTGGTCCAGCAATCGATACAGGTAGCAATAAGTCTGGACCAGAGACTGTAACTATTCAGAGTAATACTGGTGCAGATTTTCCTGTAATTTTAAACTGGGTAAATGGTAAAGTTGTAGAAATTATTGCTTACGATAATTTTACTCCAAGATCTGTTATCGACGGGTTTACATCGATTAGACAAGGTACTAATTTAACATCAAGGATTCCTGCTCGTTATAACGGTATAGCAGAATCAGCAGCAAGTTTATATGTGTCACCTGGTGTAACAATTAGGTCGACAGATGTATTAAAAAATAAATCTCCTCTAACTCCGCAAATTCATACTGGTACATTTATAGTAGAAACTTCAGCTGCCGTTAACGGTGGTCTTCGTATTAGAAATCCTAATGTAGTCGGAGGTACAATACAGATTCATAACTTACCTGGACAAGGAGCAGTTGTTGATTATTTAAAAACAGATTCTACTCTAAGAGTAGGAGTTTCAACGTCTTCTTTTATTAGGTTTGATGGTAGCAGTAAATCAGTTAGCATCAACACGGCAACTACAAACGGCACATTCTATGTTTATGGTTCGGGCAATTTTTCAAGCAATGTAGGAATTTCTACAACATTATCTGTCGGTGGACATGCAGATTTTTTAAGTTCAGTTAATGCTGCTAGATTGTCTGTATCTAATCTATCTACATTTAGTGGAGGAATAACATTAGGAACTACATTGGGTAGTGGTCCTATCGTTGTTCCTAATAATAGTGATAGCTACGATTTAGGAACCGCAGCAAACCCCTTTAGACACCTCTATGTGTCTGCTATTGGATCTACTAATTCTAACATTACAATATATGGAAGGGTGTCAACTGCAACACAGATAGAAATTGCTCAACCTGTCAGTATTCAAGGTCATATTGCTTCTGTTGCTCCGGTTATGTTTAACGGAACCGCACCAGTTACATTAATTACAACTGCTACTGCTAGCCTAATTACTACAACATCAATAACTACCGCAACTGCACCAACACAGTCGTTGTTGGTTGTTGATACAGCAGCAGTAATTCCGGAATTAAAACAGATTAGTAAAGCAAACTTTTTATCAGATCTGTATTCGTTAGTGTTCCAGCCTGGAATGATTATTCCTTTCGGGTCTACATCTACTACAGGTACTCCTAGTGTTATAGGTTTTAATGACGGTGATTGGTTATGGTGTAATGGATCCGTGGTAGCAATCAGTACATATACCGCTCTTAATTCGGTGCTTGGTACCCAATACGGATCAGCACCAGTTGGATATTTTAAACTTCCGAATTTAACAACTGCTACTGTTGCTAACGGGTATGCAATACAATACATTATAAAGACCTAAAACTATGGCTTATACAATTTATAACAATGACGAAACAGTATTGCTAATTTTAGCAGATGGTGAAATTGACACAGATACAACTGCCTTAACATTAGTTGGTAAGAATGTTAATAATTATGGACAATATGTTAATAATAATTTTACAAAGTTATTGACTAACTTTGCATCACCGAATGTTCCTGTTGCTAGGGCAGGACAGTTATGGTATGATAGTGCAAACAGCAAATTAATGGTTCATAACGGAGTTGAGTTTGACCCAGTATATGGCGCTACTATTAGTGGAACACAACCTGCAACAACTAGCACTGGCGATATTTGGTATAATAGTGTTGACAGCAGTCTCAACATTTGGTCAGGCAGTCCGCTAAATCAATGGTTCAAAGCAGATCCGAGAATATACGAAAACAGTAAGTATGGGATTTTTAGACCTGAAGACGATGCAAAATTTTATGACGATGATTTTAGTCAAGAACAAGATGTATCTGTAATTTATTCTAAAGGTGTTCCTGTAGGGTTAATTACTACTGCATCATATTCTATGCCGGTATCTGATGCGGTAGTATACTTTGGAACTGCAACTACATCAACAGTAATTGCAGGAGTCACATTACTTGACAATTTAGAAGTTCGTGGCAATCTTTCAGTTAGAGGTAGCACTACATATGATAGAAATTTAATAGCCTATTATGACATTTCTAATTACGGAACTCCTAACAGCTTAGTTAATATTAATGCCGGAAACGTTGCTATACGTAATGATTTGGCTAAATTGTTTCCTGTCGATAGTATATCGACATTAAGTCAAGTTGCATATTCTATAGGATCAGAAGCTAGAGTCTTATGTATCTATAATGGAGATACTTCTGTTAGACGATTTGTCCTAGATGATCTAACGCCTGGGGTTCCGAGATGGGAGCCATTAAATCTATACTATACTGTTTCTGTGTCAACAGTAACTAACATTGTAATCTAAGGACAGCTATGCCATATATTCTTAATAAAACTAATGGAGAACGAATTGCAGTAGTTCAGGACGCAGCGTTAGATCTAAGTACAGATTTAATTTTTGTCGGTAGAAATTATGCAGGTTACGGTGAGTGGCAAAATGAAAACTTTTTAAAGTTACTTGAAAATTTTGCCAATACAATTTATCCTCCTAAGGCTATTACTGGACAGATTTGGTATGATACTGTGAACATGAAGCTGGGATTTTATGACGGCAGTAGATGGAAAAAAGTTGCAAATTTAACAGTAGACGCTACAAATCCCGTTAGTTCAGAACCTACTACAGGTGATTTATGGTATAACAATACCGAGCAGCAATTATATGCATTCAACGGCGATGACTTTGCACTAATTGGACCCCCAAGTGGTGCAGATACCAAAGCACAATGGAGAGGAGACGTTGAGTATGCATCGGCTAGTGAGGATAACAGTGGTTCTCCTAAATATAATATCAAGGCAGTAGTTGGAACAAATGATCAAGTAGTTGCGTTAGTGTCTGATGAGCGATATATAATTGGTCCTGCAACACAAGCACCTTTCCCTAAATATCCAGTTTATGATGAAGGTACTTCTTTTACTATCGTTAAAGGTATTACTTTACGCGGAGCAGATCACGTAACAGGAAGATCTGCTAGCTCAACTGCTACTACTGATAGCTATTTGATATGGGGCACAGCAGCTCATTCGATTTTAGCTGATGCAGCAACAAGTACTCGCGGATTTTCCTTTGCTAATAGCCCCACAACAGGATCCTATCCTATACCTTACGTTAGTTCAACTGGTACAGCATTAGAGATATATTCAAATAACTCTTATTTTTACAACCCTGTAGACAATAGCGTCAACGCTTCTATTTTTAGAGGAGTTGCTACCAGTGCGTATTATGCAGATTTGGCAGAACGTTATGAAGCAGATTCTGTTTACGACGAAGGAACGGTTGTAGTATTAGGTGGTATAAAAGAAGTTACAATTAGTACAGAACATGCCAGTACCGCAGTTGCAGGAATTGTAAGTAAAAATCCAGCATATTTGATGAATTCCGAGGCAGGAACTGACGAAACTCACCCTGCAATTGCATTAAAAGGTCGTATTCCGTGCAAAATTTACGGACCTGTTAGAAAAGGTGAGCTGCTAGTAACTAGTGGACATCGTCCGGGGCATGCTACTGCAAAACAATTAGGCGATGATCCGAACGCTGTAATAGGAAAAGCCCTTGAAGATTTCAAGGGCTTAGTTGGCGTTATAGAAATTAAAGTTTAAACTGCCATAGGTGCTTTAATAGCATCGTGACTGGTATAATTTACTAATTCAACATCATCCATTGTAAACCCTGTAATGTCTTTGACAGCAGGGTTTAATTTTAATTCTGGTAAAGGTAATGGCTTACGTGCTAACTGCTCGTTAACCTGATCAACGTGATTGGCATAGATATGAGCATCACCTAAAGTAATAATAAGTTCTCCAACTTCTAAACCACATGCTTGTGCAATCATATGCGTGAATAGCGCATAGCTGGCAATGTTGAACGGTACTCCTAAGAACATGTCTGCTGACCGTTGATACATTGAACAACTTAATTTGCCGTTGCTAACATAAAACTGACTCATCATATGGCAAGGAGGCAAAGCCATTAGCTCTAGCTCTCCCGGATTCCATGCAGTAATGATATGTCTACGTCCGTATGGATCTTTCTTTAATCCGTCGATCAAATTAAGCAATTGGTCACAATTTTGTAGGACAACCTTGTTGATTCGAACTAGTGGAGCACGCCATTTGCGCCATTGTACACCGTAGACTCTACCAAGATCTCCTGCATGACGTTGTAGTCGCTTGTTTGTCCAATAAGGTGCTGTGGCATTATCTGACCAAATTGTTTTCTTATCAGTATAACGCTCACCGTGCAATATTTCTTTTAATCGATTTTCATCACCACTACCTTCAATAAACCAAAGTAGTTCACTCACACAGGCCTTCCATGCTAGCTTTTTAGTAGTAACAGCAGGAAATCCTTTCTGCAAATCAAATCGCATCTGTACACCGAACTTGCTGATAGTTCCAACACCTGTTCTATCAGGACGCTGTTCGCCTGTTGCTAAAATGTCTTTAAGTGCATTAAGATATGCTTGTTCTGGATGTGTCATAAGTTGTACTCTTTTATTGTATATTTTATCGGGTCATTAAGTATAGCGTGTTCTTTAACCTTTGTAAAGTGTTTCTTTACATACGCAAGATCGAAAAACTTATCACACTTGTAGTCTGCATCTATTTCAGTAATATAAAATCTATCAATGATATCGAGATATTGTTCATAAATGGCACTTCCGCCAATAATGAATATTTCTTTGTCGGGATATTCTAAGGCACAGAAGTCTAGTGCGGAACCGCAGTCATCAAAGGTATGATCACCTAGCATCCTCTTTCTGCTTATCACTACATTGATTCTATTAGGTAGGGGCTTTCCTAAACTATCATATGTAGTTGATCCCATAATAACAACTTGGTTAGTTGTCATCTTTTTAAACCACTGCATATCACCCTTGAGGTGAGGCCAGGGCATCTGACCATTAAATCCTATGCCCTGGTTGCGTTCAACTGCAACTAAACAGTTAATCATTAAGCCTCAGCTTTTGTTGCCTTGGTAGCTTTCTTAGCAGGTGGTTCAATTTCGTCTGCCTTCTTTCGAAGATTTTGTGCTTCCTTAAACAACTTATCTGCCATGGACCGTAGATCGGATGCAGTAACTGGTGCTTCTGCAACTTTTGATCCAGTGTCTACAATCACATCGTCGACAATAATTTCTTCTTTAGCTGGCTTTTTAGTTGTAGTAGAAGGCTTCTGACCGTCACTAACAGCTAACTCTTCGACAGTGATACCCTTTTGAGCCGCAATCATTTCATTTAGCTCATTTAATGGAATCTGTGTTTGAGTATTAGGAGTCATCAACACGAGATTAGTGGGAACTTTTTTAAGTTGTCCACGAGCGTGTAGCCAACTTAGCATTACATCGCCGTCTGGAAATCGGCGTGTTGCTAAGATATCAGCTAACTCGTTTGCTTGTTGACCGGATTCACTTTGAATAACGCTCATCAAAGCATCGTGATTAGCATCTGGCAAGCCACTAGTCCCAACAACTAATGCATTGTTGGGCTCTCCCGGAACAGTCCTATAAACTACTGCTACTCGAGCAGCATTATTTTTCATTTTTCCCACATGTTTCATGTGAATCTCCTTTTATTGCTTAGGTGCTGGTTCTTGACCTTTAGCAGGTGCAACTGCATTTAGAAATACATTCAGCTTGTCAAAAGCTGCACCAACACCCGAAACTTCAGATGCACTAAACGCACCGCGGCGAACTGCAACATCGATAATTGCTCGCAAGTTTTGTAGATCTGAAATTGTCAAGTCTGGTTGACTTGGAGCACCCTGATCTTGTGTTTGTGCAACTTCTGGTTGCATGTTTTCTTTATTTTCCATTTTTAAAATTCCTTTTGTTTATGTAAATGATGACAACCCAATGATAGCATAGTTAGCTCTTTAGGATCTTCCATTCCTATTTCTGTAATAGAAACAAGTTTCCTGTTAGAGTCAATGCCTTGCTTAACTTGAATAGCATATCGACTATTTAAATTAAACTCAATCCATTGTTCTACTAATTTGGTATCAAATTTATGATCGATGGATATTTTCAAAAAATGTTCCGGAATAAAGGAAAGTTTCCTAAATCCTAGAACATTCAATGCATTAACTATCCCTCTATTTAGCGCCATAAACTACCTACTTTATTTATAATAAGCAGTCTGACCGAACGGAGAAACGATTGATTCTGTGCCGTGGATAACGAACAAAGTGTCGCAATAGTCCTCATCTCCCCAACTACCGCAAGGATATCCGTCAGTAAACATGATAAACTTTTTAGGTTGAATATCATTGTCCTTCATGAATTCCCAGTTTGCATCGAAGTCAGTACCGCCACCGCCTTTAACATCGTAGCTCATAATGTCGTCGGCACTATCACCTGTAAATTGTGCATAGTTATACACCTGAGTGTCGAAGCACCACAGGTCCAATTTAAAGTCCTGATACTCGTCCATAATACCCTTAACTTCACTGAGGAAATCTTTAGCCATAGCATCGCTAATAGACCCGCTCATGTCAATTGCAACAGAAACGTCAATAGTATCTTGGTTCATCATGCCAGGCAAAATCGCACCACTGTGCTGACTCTTACGATTTGGACGAGCGAAGCTGTAGTTGCTTTTTAGAATACTTTGGATATTCATACGCAACAGTTGACGCCAGTCCATTTTTGGCTCAGTAAAGTCTTTAATCATTCGAGCAATAGCCGCTGGCATTTTACCAGCACCTGCTGATTGTGCAGCCGCCACCATGGCTTCTTTGATTTCGTCTCGGATAGCTTTCTTTTCTTCGGCAGTTAGCTTAGGACGGCCTTTGCCGTTACCTTCTTGATCACCGTCTTCTCCTTCGTTCTCATCATCGCCCTCGCCGTCTAGGTGCTCGTCTAGCAATTCGCCGAGTTGGCTGAGATCGATTTTGTCGGCTTTTTCGTACAAGTCATTATAAATTTCTTCGTAGCTCTTTCCACGATACTTGTCATCTTGGAAGATCTTGATAAGACTAGGCACTGTACCAATTCGTTCGTCTTTAAGAATTTGATTAGTTGCATAGTCTGCCGCGATGTTAGACAGCTGAGGGTCACGTCCTTCACGGCGCCCCATATGATCAAACACATTATGGAGAACTTCGTGAGCAAAGCCGAACTCACACTCTTTAGGGTTTAGTTTATTAACAAAACCTAAATTGTAATAAAAATTACGACCGTCGGTTGCAAGAGTTTGACACCAGTCTCCTGCTTCTACCATTTTCATACGAGTAGCAAGATTGCCAAAGAATGGATGACGCAACAGAAGACCGACACGAGCAGTAATCAGTTTGTCTAGAATCTTAGCTTTCTCAGAAGGGCTAAATTCTTGTTTAGTCCAATCTTGCTTTTTAACTTTTTCAGTCTTCATTACTGTCATGATATTTC